CGCAAGACGAACCGAGCGAAGAAATGATGTAAGCCGCAAATTAAACCATTTGCGAACCAAAAACATATAAATTATTCTTGACATATCGACGTAAATAGTCGTATCATGTACTAAGAATAATTTATATGTTGGAGGTCCAGTTTATACAAGATCTAAAGTACTATTTAATTTCAAAAGTTGCTACTAAAATTAGTTAAAAAATATTCAATTCGTAGATCAATAAAAGCCGCGTATGAGCAATTTATGTCAGCATAATATAAGATAAGCGAGGTATAATTTTGATGAACATCATCTTTAAAGTAAAAAGCAGACACGAGGAAAGCGACTATGCAGTCCTCAATCTTATACCAATAATTTGTACTGAAAATGAGGCTACGTATGAAACAAGTGGGCATGGCGTATTTGTGACGGTTCCTGTGATGGCTCTTACAAAAGCGGCGATGAATTTACGGCTAGCATCACAAAAACTGCCGATTACATACCGACAGCACCATCCATAGAGAGTCGTCTATCTTATCTTGAAGACGTCGTCAATGTTCTTCTTTTAGGAGATATGTAATTATGAGTACAATGAGTCTTACATTTTACAATTATTTTCTTGGACAATGGATCATGAGAAAGCTGTCTGCTGCGCAAATTCAATCTACGGTCCCTAAATATCTTACTCAGGAAGAGTGTGACGCAATCCTAGCAAATCTGCAGATATAAATACATATAACTATTACACTTTAACTTAAAACAGACGGGAGGCAACCCTATGTTAAAACCCGTATATTATAGTCAGAAAGACCCACGTTGGAAGGACATTCCTTACACAGCCACTGGTAACCCCAGACAAACCATTGGGAGCTCTGCCTGTGGTCCTACGTGCGCAGCCATGGTTATAGCCGAGTTAAGAGATGAAAAAATTACTCCGGTTGAGACCTCAGCCTGGTCCGTAGCTCATAACTATAGAACTATAGGTACAGAGCACGCCTACTTCGTTCCGCAGTTGGCCGAGTATGGAATACCGTGCGAGTACACATGGTGGCTTGATAAGGCTGTTGCCGCACTAAAACAAGGACGAATGGTGATTGGACTCGCTCACAAAGGTCTATGGACAAGCGAAGGTCACTACATCCTTGCCTATGGCTTAAGCGCCGACTGCAAAATAATCTACATCAATGACCCCAATAGTCTTGCCGTTGCGAAGTCTCAGGCAGACTTTTCAAAATGGGAGCAAGAAGTATTACCATATTGGATAATAAAGGAGGAACATGACTTGAGCGGAGAAGAGATAGCGAAACGCCTCGCTGCATATCAGAATAGTCTTAAGGCTGCCACCTATCCGGAAGCAGTGGAAGCCAGTAAGAATAGTATTACGACCGGTATATTTAAGGATGGCGATGGTGATGGATTTATAGACCGGCCTAAGTCTTTTGTGACTAGGGAAGAACTTAGCCTTGTCGCCAACAGGATTATGGAGAAGATCAAATGAGCAGCCCGATTAAGACCATGTTGATGAGGTTTATATTTCTTCTCCTCATCGGCATAGCCATAGCATTCGTAGCCTGTTATATACTAGCCACGTTTGGTCTCAGCTTTCTTATGATATGTGGGGCTATGTTTGCGGCTGTTATACTGGCATGGATAGCCTGGTGGCTGCAGATTAATAACAAGCTTGACACGAGTAAGATTATTGTCTTTATATTAATATACATAGGCGCTCTGATGGCTGGGTTTTCATATTATTTAGCCTACCTTGACAAGACCCAGATTGCAGAGAGTCTTTCCATCGCAGCAATAGTCCAACTCGTTGCTCCAGCGGCATTATATTTACTTAAATCATTAACAGAAAACCTGTCCAAGAATAACACTTGGCCGGATAAGTCGGCGAAGTGTAAAGAGACGGGTACGGACAACTCGTCCATATAAAGGAGTGATGAAATGATAATAGTCGGGCATAGGGGCAGCTTTAAGAACACTGAAAAGTTTCTAAAACAGGCAGCCAAAGTCGATTACTTAGGTATATTACGTAAGTACGGCCAGGAGGGCGTAGCTGCCCTTGCCTCGGCTACACCGGTTGATACTGGGCTAACAGCATCGTCCTGGGGCTACGAGGTTAGTAGCTCTAATGGACAGTATAGGATTAGTTGGACGAATACGAACGTCCAAGATGGAGTCCCAATAGCAATAGTCATACAATACGGTCACGCGACTCCGAGTGGGACCTTTGTAGAGGGTCGTGACTACATTAATCCAGCACTGCGGCCCATATTTGACAAGATAGCGTCCGAAGCATGGAGGGAGGTAACTAAATAATGCCTGGTGTTGATGAACGCGTAGTAGACATGCAATTTAATAACAAGCAGTTTGAGCAAGGCGTACAAACAACCCTCAAATCGCTTGATCAACTTAAAAACGGGCTCAACTTCGATGGTGCAACCAAAGGTCTCGAAGAGTTGGAACGTACTGGACGAAGTTTCTCTCTTGCCGGTATAGGAGATGGGATAGAAGCCATTGGTCAGAAGTTTACGGCTCTGGGTGTTATAGGCATTACCACCATCCAAAACCTCACGAACGATGTTATAAACTTTGGTAAGAATCTTGTCTCTTCCCTCACAATTGATCCTATCAAGACGGGTTTCAGTGAGTATGAGACAAAGATGGGGGCCATCACAACCATACTGACCAACACCCAATCTACCCAGAAGAAGGTTAATCAAGAGACCGTCAAAGAAATTAATCAGGCTGCCATTGAATCGGCCGCCGCGACTAAGCGGGCCAACGATGCGGCTCTTGAATCCTTTAAGAAAAATCAAGAGTTAGAATTAAGAGAGTACACTAAGAATGCCAAGAAAGAACTTGATGTTCTTAAAGATAAATATGAAGAGGAATCGGACGCTCTAAAAGACTACATAGAGTCCGAAACTAAACTTCTAAACGAAGCTCATAAAGAAAAGCTCAGTCTCTACGAAGAAGAGTACATGAGCAAGCTTAAGGCTGTTGACGAGGAACGTTACAATAAGCTTAAGGCTATAGACGAAGAAATTAACTCTATCAACGATTTAACCAAGGCCGAAGAGGAGCAAATCAAGCTTGCAAAACAGCAACTAAAGCTTCAGGAGCTCCAAAACAAAGTTCTTGAGGCTGTGGATGAGGACGCGCGGCTAGATGCCGAACAGAATCTTGCTGAATATAAAGACCAACTTGCTCGTGAGCAACTCCTTAAGGAGAGAGACGCTCAAATCGAGCAACTCAAGCTTGCTAAGGATAATGTTAATGAGGAATATGACCTCATTAAGGCGAACCTCAAAGAGGAGTATGACCAGAAAATCCAACAGGAGAACGACTCATATTCTCTCGAGATAGAGAATCTTAAGAGCACTAAAGAGATATCCCTTAAGTATATGAAGGAGACGTACGAGACTGAACGCGATCTTATGCAAGAGCGTCAGGAGGAGGAGAAGTACGCCCTCAAAGAGAAGCAAGAGATGGAACTTGCCGGCCTTAAGAATTATCACGAGATTGCTCTTAAGAATATTGAAATTCAGAAGAAGGCCCAGCTCGAGGCCTTAACTGTCGGCGAGACGACTAAAGCCTCAACTCTTGAAGATGTTAATAAGGTCCTTAATGAGTTGAATGAATACGCTGACATGACCATATACAACTTCGCCGAGATGACACGTAACATTGGTACGTTTACAGCGGCTGGTATAGGTCTTGAAGACTCAGCTATAGCGATAAAGGGAATTGCAAACCTTGCTGCGGGCTCTGGGTCAACCTCCCAACAAGCTTCTACCGCAATGTATCAGCTTTCTCAGGCCCTTGCAAGTGGCACATTGAAACTCCAGGACTGGAACTCCGTTGTTAATGCCGGCATGGGCGGTCAGCTCTTCCAGAACGCTCTTAAGCAGACAGCTAAGGAGCTCGGTATCACCGTTAACGAGTTCGTCCCATTCAGAGAATCATTACAGGATGGATGGGCAACTTCTGAAGTCTTGATTGAGACTTTGAAGAAGTTTGCCGACGATGAATCACTACTCAAAGCTGCTACCCAGGTTAAGACTGTTACTCAACTTATAGACACTATGAAGGAGTCTGTACAGTCCGGATGGTCAATGTCTTGGGAGTACATACTTGGCGACAGGGACCAGGCAGCAGAATTACTCACTGCTGTTAATGACGCATTTGGAAAACTCACAGGGGCATCTGCAGACGCTCGTAACGAGATGCTTAAGTTTTGGAACGAGAATGGCGGAAGAGACGCTTTAATTGAGGGCATAAAGAACGCCTTTGAGGGTCTAGCCTCCATTCTTAAACCAATCTCAGATGCATTCAGAGAAATCTTCCCTCCACTCACAGGTGAGAAGCTTGTTGAGATTTCAGAGAAGATTCGTGACTTCTTTACGATCTTTAAGACCAGCGACGTGACTCCTATTCTACGTACGGGCGAAGCTATGCGACCTCTTGCCGAAGGGATCAGGACTGTCACAGAAGCGGTCAAAATGGGAGACGAAAACGCCGAGAATCTTAAGAATACCTTCAAAGGTATATTTGCTCTCGTCGACATCATAGGCCAAATCATAGGAGCTATTGTGACCGCCGCCTTCGATCTTGTCGGGGCACTTGCTCCTGCTGGAGAAGGACTACTCGGCGTTACAGGAGCAATCGGCGAATGGCTAATAGCCTTAGACGAGGCTGCCAAACAGTCGGGCATATTTAAGACTATATTTGACAAGGTCGTCGAGGTTATTGTCGCTATTGCCGATAAGATAAAAACTGTCGTAACTGGCATCGTGGATGCGTTTAACGACATGAGAAATGCCGACATGTCTGGCCTCGAGACCTTCTCTGAGAAAGTTAAAGCCCGTTTTGAGCCACTTACTAAGATAGGTGAGGCTCTCGGAAAGGCATTCGAATTTATAAAAGATGTCGTAAAGAAAATTGGCACCGCTCTTGCTCCAGTCGGCGAGGCTATCGGCGAACACCTTAGAAAGATATGGGACAAGATAATCGAGGCCATAAGGAACGCTGACTACAATACCCTATTTGACATAGTCAATGGCGGAATAATGGCCGCTATAGCTATTGGGTTCAAAAAGTTTATAGACTCTTTAACAGGCATCACAGACAATGCTGGAGGCTTCCTTGAAGGCCTCACAAGTATATTTGATGGTGTCAAAGGGAGTCTTGAAGCCTGGCAGAGCCAACTCAAGGCGGGCACACTACTCAAGATAGCCATCGCAGTTGGTATATTAGCCGCTTCACTTGTAGCCTTATCACTCATTGACTCGGAGAAGTTGATGGGTGCCCTTGCCGGTATAACAGTCTTATTTGCTGAGTTATTTGGTTTTATGTCTGGAATGAAAGCCGTTATGGGCAAAGACTCTATAGGCGGTCTTGGTAAAGTAACCACAGCAATGCTTGGTCTATCTGCGGCGGTCTTAATCCTATCGATCGCCATGAAGAACATCTCCGACCTTGACTGGGACGGTCTGACAAAGGGTATCATCGGCATCGGGGCCTTAACCGCAACAATTGTTATTGCGGCAAAGACACTCTCTGACAACGAAGGGGCTATGGTTAAAGGCGCTACGAGCTTTGTTATATTTTCAGCCGCTCTTCTTGTCCTGGCCGAAGCAGTCGAGAAGCTTGGTGCTCTCGACATAGCAAGCCTTGGCAAAGGCCTCTTGGGTGTTGGAGTCCTAATGGCCGAGCTAGTCGGCTTCGTTAAGCTAATTGGAGAGAGCAAACTAAGCATCTCAAGCAGCGTCGGCATGGTTGCTTTGTCTGCTGCCATTCTTATTTTAGCCGAAGCAGTTGAGAGATTCGGCGAGCTTGACACCACTGTATTAATCAAGGGTTTGGCCTCTCTTGCTATTGTTCTTGGTGAACTTGCTCTATTTCTAAACCTTACCGGTGGAGCAGAGAAAGTTATATCCACTGCCACTGGTCTCACGATTCTCTCTGCCGCCATGTTGATTATGGCCGAAGCTGTGTCAAGATTCGGCGAGATGCCCTGGGAGCAGCTTGGCAAGGGCTTATTAGGGGTAGGAGCCGCATTAGCAATAGTAACTGGAGCTATGGCGCTCATGCCAGATAACATGCTTGGGTCAAGTGTCGCTCTTGTGGCTATATCTGCAGCTTTGCTTATCCTTGCAGAGGCTTTAGGCAACATGGCAGAGATGTCCTGGGAGCAGTTAGCTATAAGCATGGTTGCTTTAGCCGGCTCTCTTATTGTCATAGCAGGCGCTATGCAGTTTATGACTGGAGCACTGCCTGGAGCAGCGGCCGTATTAGTCATTGCTGCAGCTTTGGCTATATTAGCCCCTGTGCTACAGACGTTTGGGAGTATGTCTCTACTTGAGATAGGCAAAGGACTACTTGAGATAGCCGGGATATTCGCTATATTTGGCGTCGCTGGCCTAGTCTTAGCACCTGTCGTGCCAGTATTACTTGGGCTTGGAGCGGCAATGGCTCTCCTTGGTGTAGGCATGGCGGGCATAGGTGCTGGACTTGTGTTGCTCGCAGCGGGTATATCTGCCTTGGCCTTGTCTGGCGAGGTAGGAGCAGCGGCGTTAGTTAGGATAGTTGAGTCGCTTCTCGACCTTATTCCTTTATTCTTTGATAAGGTTGCCGAGGGTTTACTCGCCTTTTTAAGAGCAATCCGAAACTCTATACCTGAGCTCATTGAGACTGGAACAGAGTTATTTATGGCTTTAGTAGACTGCTTGATTGCAGTTGTACCAAAGGCGGTCGATGCTTTATTCTTCTTGATACAGAACATTCTCGATGCAATAGTCGAGAATCTTCCAAACATCATGGACGCTGGTATGCAGATATTAGCAAGCTTCCTTGAAGGTATAGCCAAAAACATAGCTGATGTTGTGAAAGCGGCTATTGATATTGTGTTAGAGTTCATACGGGGCATTGGTGAGAAGTACGGAGATGTTATTGATGCGGCCTTCGAACTCATAATCAACTTCATTAACGGCCTGGCTGACGCCATACGGAATAACTATGAAGCTATATATGATGCTATAGGCAACCTCATAACTGCTATAGACGAAGCTATATTTGACCTTGGTCCGAAGCTCGTCGAGATTGGTAAGAACATTATCCTCGGTCTCATCGAGGGTATAAAGGAAATGGCCACAGCCGTCTGGGATGCGGTCAAAGAGGTCGTTGGCAGCGCTATAGATGGTATTAAAAACTTCCTCGGCATAGCGTCTCCTTCAAAAGTCTTCGCTGACATAGGTATGAATCTCGATAAGGGGCTTGCCCAGGGACTGACAAAGTTCTCTGGACTCGTATCGGACTCTGCTGAGGACGTTGGCGATACGGCCTTAAGTACGTTGCGCGAGGCGATGTCCAAAGTTCATGACGCAATCAACAACGACATTGACATGCAGCCAACTATACGTCCTGTCCTTGACCTTACAGACATCAAAATGGGAGGAAAGAAAATTGACTCTATACTTGGAGGTGCAAGCATAAACGTGTCGGCTAGCCGTGATCGGGCCATGAGCATTGCAAGCTCGGCTGCGGACGGTAAGACGCCAGTTGGGGCTAAGGTCCCGATAGCAGGGGCATCATTCAACTTCGAGCAAAACATATATTCTCCCAAGCCAGTTTCAAGACTCGATATTTACCGCGGAACGAGGAATCAATTCTCAGCATTGAAAGGATTGGTGGGTGGCTAATGATAAGATCTATTACTATAACAAACCACCTAAACGAAGAACTTAAACTCGAGTTGGGAGCTCCGGAGAAATCCGGGCTCCTGGTTCGAAGGATAGACGGCATTGGACCAAGTAAAGCTGATATAAACATGACTGAAATCGCTACCTTTGATGGAGCCGTATATAATTCGGCTCGAGTAGCGGCTAGGAACATTGTACTATCTCTTGGATTCATCGCAAAGCCGACCATCGAGGATACCAGACATCTCACTTATCGATATTTTCCTATCAAGAAGCGCATCATGCTTACCTTTGAGACCGACAAGAGGATTTGTGATATTTACGGCTATGTTGAATCTAATGAGCCGGACATATTTAGCAAAAGAGAGGGTACAACAATCTCAATCCTCTGCCCAGATCCATTCTTCTACTCCAAAGATAAGACAGTAACTGTGTTCTCTGGCCCTGGCTCCATAGGAGAGTTTGAATTTCCATTCTCAAACGAATCCTTGGTAGAAAACCTCATGGTGATTAGCACATATAGGACAGATACAGTCAAACACATAATCTATGATGGTGACGAAGAAGTTGGTGTGACTATTACAATCAATTCCTCAGGCAACGTGTCGAACATCACCATCTACGATACCGACAACCGAGACACAATCAGGATCGATACCGGCCGACTGACTGCCATGATAGGTACAGCTATTATAGCTGGTGACGAGATTACTATATCCACTATCAAAGGTAACAAGTTTGCTGTTCTTCATCGTGGAGTCGACTATTACAATATTGTTAACTGCCTTGACAGGGATACTGGTTGGTTTTACTTGATGTCTGGAGAGAACATGTTTGCCTACACGGCCGAGTCTGGAGTCGAACATCTATCATTCCGTATTGAAAACCAGACGGTTTACGGAGGTATCTAAGTGGAACTAGTTGTGTTAAACAAAAATTTTGAATCTGTTGCTGTCTTGGATACCCTTAACTCTGTTATTTGGACGGATCGATACAGCAAAGCCGGGGACTTTGAGATCTACACCAAGGTGACCATAGAACTCTTGTTATATTTACAGCAGGATTATTACCTTTATTTCAAGGACTCTGAGCATGTCATGCTAGTCGAGTACATTGAGATTAATACGGACGTAGAGAATGGTACATATTTGACGGTACGTGGTCACTCGGCCGAGTATATTCTCAGTCGACGAATCATCTGGAGTCAGACAATCTTGACTGGTAACCTGCAACTTGGTATCAAGAGACTCCTTGATGAGAATGTTATATCTCCAATAGACCCAGATAGGCGTATATCTAAAATTGAGTTTGAGATGTCGGATGACCCAGCTATTACGTCGCTCACAATTGACTCACAGTATACGTACGACAACCTCTATGAGACCATATCCGCCATCTGTGAGTCGAGGGGTATAGGATTCAAGATGACTCTCAATGCTATGGATAAACTGGTGTTTAAGCTATATTCTGGCGTTGATAGGTCATACGACCAGTTTGATAGACCTTATGTGGTCTTCTCACCCAACTTTGACAACCTGATCAGTAGTAACTACGTTGAAAACCTCGAAAAGCTACGTACAGTAACGCTCGTTGCTGGCGAGGGAGAGGGTCCTGACCGTAAGACCGCCATAGCCACTGACTACTCTGGTGGCGGCTCTGGTATGGACAGACGTGAGTTATACACTGACGCAAGAGACCTGTCTCAAACAGCTGATGGAGATGAGCTTACGGACGAAGAATATAAGAATCAGCTTATTCAGCGTGGCCTTGAGAAGCTATATGAGAATATGGGTACTCAATATTTCGAGGGTCAGGCTGAGACTACTAAGATGTACAAATACGGCGTAGATTTCTTCATGGGCGATATTGTGCAGATTGAGAATGAATACGGTCTCGAAGCACGCTCAAGAGTCGTCGAGTTAGTTAGATCTCAGAGCTTATCTGGATATGACGTGTATCCAACATTCAGCAGAGTATAATAAGGAGGAAGTTTATAAATGGTAACTTCTGGATTTTATAACTCGGTCAATGGTGACCGAAAATATAACGCAATGCAATTCTCGAGGCTCTTCGAGGGTATAATTAATGACGGAGTGTTCGCCAACATAGGAACCTCTCTTGTTGTTACGGCTGGAATTGGTATGACTGTTTCTGTCGGAGCAGGACGTGCTTGGTTCAATAATACATGGACGGACAATGATGCGCCTCTTGCACTTCCTGTTCAGCCGTCCGAGTTAACCTTGGATAGGATAGATACGGTTGTCCTTGAGGTAAATACTGCAAATAATGTCCGCGCGAACACTATTAAAGTTATAAAAGGATTACCAGCGGCGAGTCCGGTACCTCCTACGCTAGTTGACTCCGGAGACCTTCACCAGCACCCACTTGCACATATTTCAGTCACTCACAATGTGGATGAAATTCTAGGCACCGATATTACAAATCTTGTCGGCACACCTGATTGTCCATTCATCAGTGGTGTATTAGAGACCATAACGGTCGAGGGAATAACCGCTCTTCTTGAGGCCGAGTTTGATGAATGGTTTAATTATATTAAGTCTCAACTTGGTGAGGCGGGCGCCGTTGGTGCCTTACAGCAGCAAATCAACAACTTAGACCTTGCTAAGGCTGACAAGTCAACTACAGACAGCCTCCAGAGTCAGATAAACACCAAGGCATCAACTTCAGTAACAACTGACCTGCAGAATCAGATAAATACGATTAATACTTTGAACGCCGATATAGGTAAGATATTTGACCTCGACTCTGGTAAGAAGTATAAAGCTCGCATAGACACGGACGGTCCAATATGTGTACACAAGTCTGCGAGGAAGTATATTCCAGATGACATGTGGGGTTGGCCTATACATGGGAAGTATATTGTTGCCATAAAAAAAGATTTGCAGCAAGTATATGACATTAATACGATGGCCTTATTAAGAAGTACGAGCCATCCTTTGAGCGGTTATGATAACAACGTCTATCCGGCCGCATGTCTGGACGATAAGATATTGGCTTTCCGAGAGTCCGGTGGATGGAATGCTCTCGATATGTTCAACGCTGACACTGGTGCTTGGAAACATTTAACAGCAGTTGTAGAAACATCATATACGCCGATTGAATACGTTGGAGTTCGAAATGGACTTGCCTACACAATAAATAATTCATTAAGCGGCGGAATCAGTGTTTTCGGTTATGCTGTTAACGATTTTAGTCAAGTTGACGCGCGAACTGTAACTCCTGGCTCCTATAGCTATGGGTCCCAGAGAATCCATAGAGACGCCAGAAGCCATAGACTCGTATGCACGAACCCTGCGTCGTCTAACATATTGTTCCAGAATATAGACTGGAGTAATGGAGCTATCTCAAATACAGATACAGGGGTTCGGCCGGGATATTCTTGGAATCCAAGTATATTATTTGATGATTGGGACAATAATCTTATCTGGTTTACTTGTCGAACTGCAGAAAACGCTTGCAATCTGTATAGATGGAACTATAGCAATAACACCTTAACAACTATACGCACCGGAATTCCGTATAGAAATCTGTTCTATGCCGGTCATATTTATGGGACATCTGAGTGTGTCGTTCTCACGGATACACCCTTTTGTGCAGTACGCATGAATCTTAACAATGGCTCATTTGGAGCAGCTACTCCTACATTTATCGCCAATACAAACGACTATAATGCCCCAATGTTTAATGGAGTATCTAAGGAACCTTATTATATTGATAAGATTGCCCCACTTATGACGACATGGGTGCACGTCCCATCCATGACACTAAGAGACATTCTATTTTATCAGTCGGCGGTGGATACATCCTCCACAAAGAGATTATATCCAATGTTTGCATATAATTATATATCTTGGGGAGGATTCGTACGTAGAACCCTCTCTCAAGGTCTTCCTCCAATGCCAGCAGGAAACCTTCCATACGGGGCGAAGGTTGGTTTATTTTCACCGTGTCTATATTTCAATGAAACCACAGACTTATACTATCAAATCTTTGGTTTCACTGAAGTGTCCTAGTTCGACTCCATTCTACAGCAGATATATAAATGTAGGAGGATTTTAAATGAATTTTGTACAAACCTTAATAACAATAGTATGTTCTGTGATGGCCTCGTCTGGTTTCTGGGCCTTTATGATGAAGAGAGCCGAAAATAAGGACAAGAAAAACGAAAATAAGGAGTGTTTCAATGCACTTCTTTTGGGCTTGGCCCACGACAGGATAATGCAACTCTGTATGTATTATCTTGAGCGTGGGGACTGGATTACTCAAGACGAATACGAAAATCTAAACAAATATTTATACGGACCATATGTGAAGAGTGGAGGTAATGGTACTGCCGAACGGGCAATGAAGGATGTGAACGCCCGTCTGCGCATCGTTAATCTCCCTCCTGTCGAGAAAGGAAGTTTTAAATAATGACTCAACTCACCAAGGATTTTTTTATCGCAGCAATAGTAAGAGCGGTACGGACATTTGCCCAGGCAGCTCTTGGTATGGTAACTGTTGGTGCGGCCATGACGGAGATTGACTGGCTTACAGTCATATCTGTATCAGGCGTGGCGGCAATTATATCCATACTGACAAGTATCGTAACGGGCCTTCCTGAGGTACATACGGACGGAAAGCTGCTGATTGACTGTAGTGACCCCGAAAAAGATATTTGGCGCCTGCAGTTTGACTCGGATTTGGACGAAATTAAGAATCACAAAGTCGTTAGTTTTCTGGTGGACAAAAATGCTAACCTTTCGCAAAAATAACATGCGCTTTAGTGAAGATACAAAAACTAAAGACATAAAAGAAGGGGTAAGCTATGAACATTAGAAAAAGAAAAGATAGGCGTACTGGTCTTGAGAAGGAGATCGACACAGCTTTAATGCGTATGTCGGATTATGATCTTTACGAAAAAAGACCTATTGACAGCGTTATTGACGAGGCAATAGAATCGTTAGCGGGGCAGAAACCTGGAACGGAAGGTTATGATAAAATACTCGGTCATCTTGAGAAGCTTTACAGAGCAAAGAAAGATGATAGGGATTTATATTCAACCATGACAGAGAACGTGGAAAGGTTATACAAGGCCAAGAGCTACGAGAAATCGAGGGGAGTAAGCCCCGAAACAATAATTACGGTTGTCGGTAGTCTGCTCGGAATAATCTTAATCTTAGGCTATGAGAAAGCTGGAGTAATAACCTCGAAAGCACTAGGGTTTGTTCTTAAAGGGCGTGTGTAACAGCACGCCCCTTCTTTTTC